GCAATACTGGTGCCAATACCTTTAATAGTTTCGCTAACACCTGCTTTAACACCATTCCAGGCCTCAATAGTCTTAGTTGCCGCATCTTGAGCAAACCCAGTAACATTTATATATAAGCCATTTAGTTTGTCACCAGCCGCCGCAACATAGTCTGTGCCAAATGCGTCACCAGCAATCTTACCATAATCAGGAGCGGCATCAGCAACTTTCTTTAATTCTGCGTCAATAACACCACCCATATTGCTAAAGGCATTCTGCGTAGCCGTTGCCATTGCTCCTTCAAAATCACCACTTAATGCTTGTTTAATTGCTGATCCAATATTACTGAATGTGCCAGCAATACCTGCCGCAAATTCCAACACGGTTGCTTTAACAGCGTTAAATGATGCTAGGAATAAGTCTGGAATACCAAATATTGTGTCTTTAACAGCACCATATATGAATACAAATGAGCCAATAACTTTGTTAGCAAGTGTTTTAGCATAGTCTGTTACTGTGCTTAATATAACTGCCCAAATACTACTAATCGGAGCCAATGCTGTTTTAAAGTTATCTTTGATTTGGGTCCATACTTCACTTAAATAGTTGCCAATCTGTGTAGTCTTTTCACCAAAGTAATTGACTACATCTGTCCATATACCTTTAATGTATTCTGTTGTCTTCCACCATAATGCGGCAACAACTTCTCCAACATTAGTGTTAACATCAGCAATTTGAATAGCGGTGTCTTCAAAATACTTAAACAAGCCGTATACTGTAGCACCAATTGCCGCAATAGCCGCTACCCAAGGATTTAACAATAGTGGGCCTACTTTAGCAAGAGCAATTCCTGCGGCTGTAACCAATCCCAGGCGGGTTGCTAGACCGCTTAACAATCCAAATAGTGATTTGAATGGACTTGCCAATATAGCACCAAATGTCACTAGGCTTTTGCCAGTTTTATTAACTGCTGTGCCAAACGCTAACATACGAGTTTGTGCTACACTTAGTTGGACATTATTCTTGCCCAATGCTACTGTAGTTGCTGTCAGTGAAACTAGGAATCTACCCAGTTGTTTTGTTACGTTACCAAAATACTGGAATAATTTAACAGCCAATACTGCTTGTGCGGCTGTGCTTACTAATTCAATGTTTTGAGCAATAAGTTTAATAGCACCCACACTGCTGGTAATTGCTTGCCCAAGTCCATCACCCAGTGCTTCAATTAATTCGTCATTTGCTTCAATAAACTTAGTTGCGTCTGCGATTGCGCCTGTAAGTTGTGGTCTAAATTTATCACCTAATCTAGCGGCCGCATTAGTAACAGCAATACCAAAGTTTGACATCGCTGTGGACAAGTTGTCCATCTTCTTTTGTGTTGCGCCACCAAAGTTTTGATTAATACCACGCAATAATGCTTCAGTAATGCTTTTAGCACCTTCAGCAGTTTTACCATACTCACTAACTTCGTTTCGTGTAATACCCAATTGGTCTTCCAGCATCTTGAATACTGGGACACCTCTGTCAGCAAGTCTGTTTAATTCTTCAAGTCCAAGTCCACCACTGGTTGTGCGACTAAACAAATCAGTAACGGCATTAAGTGTGCCTATTTGATCAGTAGTAACAGCAGCAACATCAGTAAAACTTGTGAGTAGTTTTTGTGTTGGCTCAATACCAGCACCTTTTAGTTTAATAAAGGTCTGTGTTAGGTCTTCGACACCAAACTGTGTTTGTGTAGCAAACTTTTGGATAAACTTAAATGCTTCACCACCATCTTTAGCACTGCCTGTAACAGTGTCAAGTGTGTCTCTGAAATCCTCAAATTTTGCTGTGGTTTGGACAATGTTTCTTACAACACCACCCGTAAGGAAGCCGGCGAAGGCCGCACCAGCAAGTTTAAGTGTTTTGTTTACACCTTGTGCTTGCTTGTTTAAGCCTTCGACGCTCTTTTCTATTTTTCTCAGTGGACCACTAGATTGGTCTACTGCTTTAACAATTAATTCATATGTCGATGCCATACTAGCGTCTCCTAGGTTGTTTGTTGGCTCGCTTATTTTGCTCATTTAAGTAAGCAAAATATTCTGCCCAACCACGCACTTCTACGCTACTCATTGACATAACTTCTTCAACAGTCTTGCCCAATTCTGTTGCTAACCTAAAAAGGAATAGCACATCGGGCATGTTTTTTAGTTTCCCAGGCTGTCTTCCAACTCCTGAGCCGCTTCATTAAATGAAGTTACAACTCTTAGAATTACCTGTGGATCAACTGCTCTCATAAGTTTTAGTTTATCACTCATATCAAATAATTGGTTGCCATCTTTGTCTCTGGCTCGCATAATAAGTGTAACAACTAATGCCTCTGTTGTTTTACCCTGCTGTGTCAACTCAATTACTTTTGTTTCTTCAGCAAGTGTAGTGCTTGGTTTAAAATATACGTCTGTATCCCACTCTGGGACACTGATTGGACCTTTAAGGCCCTGTGCTAACACTTCTTCGAAGTGCGCTGTTGCTTTGTCAATTAATTTACTCATAATCTTGTCCGCCTCATTGCTAATCGCGAAATTACAGGCTCAAGTATGCCTCTCGGCGCTTGCCTACTATAACCTCTATCTAATAAACCAATATATGGGACTTTGTTTTCAATCACCGTCTGGTCTCTCCCTAAGTTATAACTCCCCACTTTTCGCCACCCTCTGGCGGCTCTTCCAGTGCGGATGGGGGTTGCCTGTTTCGCATTTGTATTTATGTCCGTTAAAAGAGTGTCAACGGCACGCTCAATGCTTCTGTCGAGATCTTTTAAGATTACTCTTGGATTACTTGAGCGCACCATCGACTATTCACTCATTAAGCCGCGTATGTCATATCGCCAGTGCCTTCAAAGGCAATGGAATATTCAACTGCGCCGTCAAAACTAGCACTTCTTGAAATGCTTGTAACGATAGCACTGCCGCTGTAGTAACTTGAGCCAGTCCCTGCTGGGTATAACTCAAAGTCAATTGTATCACCAGCCTTAACGTCTGGAGTTGTGCCTACTACGTCGCCTGGGCTACTAGTTGTATCAGCATCATGACCCAAGTTAGTGTCATTAGCCTCCCAATAGCCGTCAACTGTGCCAGAGAAACCTCTGAAAGTTGATAGAATAGCACGTGAAGTATCTCCCATGCTAGTTACATCAATAGTCTCTGTGGTTTCTTCTAGACTAAACGAAGTGACATTAAGTAGTGCCACAGTTGTGCCACCAGTTGGAGCGACTTTAACAACGCCCTCTACACCTTTTGTTTCTGCCATTTGTTTATTCCTTTGTTATAACAAATAAAACGCTCTTGCGTTTTTAAGCATTACCACGATCGTAGTAATACTTTACCGTATATACGATTGCCGCTTGACCATATGGAGCAGTTTCAGCAATTTCTCGGATAATCACCTCTGAAACTCCACTGTTAAAAGCATTGCCACCCATACTGGGATCTAGTGCTAATTTTTCTTCTACTGCTTCGATAATAGCATTTCTGTTAGTATCTCTGTCATTGCCGTAAACGACAATGTTTAGTAGAAAATCCAGTGTTGCTTCGCGTCTGACTTCTCCACTGAAACTAGCGTCTTCGCGGACTTCATTGGCTGATTCAACCAATACATGTGGAAAACTAGTAGCGGCTAGTTGTCCTAAGTCCTTGGGCTCCCTAGTAACAGTCTTGATACTGCCTACTGTCCCCAATTGGGTAACAATATGTGCCGCAATATCTTCTCGCTTGCTCATCTGTAAATCCTATCCTGTCTGTGCTTATGCTTTTCAGTGCGACTGATTGTGCCATCGTTGTTGAGATCATACTCAACACCTTTGCCAATTTCCAGGTCCATCTCCTCGTGGAATCTTTCCCTGTAAAAGTCAATCATCTCTCTGAAAGTGTCACCACCCACAGCAAAAGGACTCAAAGTTGGGAGGATATGGGCATATAAAGCACGATACACTGTGGCACGAGTCCATTGTGTATCAGTCAACAGCGTCGCATCCATTTCGCTACCTACGGCACGGCCAATTTGGTCAAAACCCTGTGTAAAGGTTTTGTTATACCAGTTAACTTCCAACCAACGATTTACATCGTTTTCTGCTTCTGCTAACTGTGTTGTCCAGTCAGTTACCCCATGATTCATGATGGTGCTAACATATTGCGTTAGGTCACTATTAGTTGCGTATGCCATATCCCTGTCCCCCTATATTAAAGAGCCGCGTCAGAAGTAATTTTGACGATCTTGTTTTGGTCAAGAATACCAGCACCGAAAGCGGCACTAGCAACAACTTCGAAACCACGGATTGATTCATCACGCTGAAGAGCAATACGAAGATCACGCTTCAATGTCATACCAATCGCCGCAGGATGGAATACAGCACTGATTGCGTCATTACCAGAATCTGTGTCGATTGAAGCAGATTCGTAAATGTCGATACCAGCCACTGTGCCCAAATAGTAACTACGAGCAGCAGCGTTTGCTAAATCGTTAGCACTGAATTGACCACCTGAGTTTAGGATAGTCTTCTTAAGGTTGTAAGCAGCAAGTGGGTGGACAACAGCAACCAAACCTGTCATTGGCACACTGTTGTTACGAAGTGTAGCCGCAGCCTTAAGGATGTGGTCGATTGTCATTTCTGCGCCTGCGCCTGGACCTACGTCTGTAGAAGCACTTGTGAATAGGTCTACAACAACTTCGTCCATTGCTTGAGCAACGGCATCACCAAGCACACGACCTACGTCTTGTGCCACTGCTAGTGGTGAGGACTCAACTACGATGTCCTGGATAGTTGCCATTGAGCCGTATTCAGCGGCTGTGATGTCTACTGCTGTAGCAGCAACATCTGTGTTAGAAAGGTCAGCACCAGCAGTAATTGCTGTTAGACCTGTTACACGTGGCCATACAGGCACTGATGCTGTAAGACCTGGTGTGCCTACCATGTTGTAAACTGTTACCAGGTTACGAAGTAGGGCGTTTTCGTTAAAAGTAAATTGGGCACTCTGTGTGACGTTTTCAAAAAGTTGACCTTCTGAGTTACCGCCGCCTTGGCCCGCATCTAATTCATTTGCCATGATTTAAATCCTTCTTTATACTGTTTTAAAATTCCTTGTATTCCCAACCGCATATTTCTCTTTAAAGATTTTTCTATGCTCAGGGTTGCTCATATCAAGGTCAGATAACTTAACTTCTCTTGAAGTTGTGTGTTTTACATTTCCACTACTGCCACTTCCACTTGGGTTAGCAGTCCTGAAATATGCGTTTTGCGTTAGAAACTCTTCCACTGCTTGATCTACACTAACTGGTAGAGCATTGTTGGTGTCATATCTAACATTTCCGTCTGAATCAATTACTTCAACTTGTCCGCTTTCATTTAAACGCACAGCAGACTTCATTAACTGAGCCACATGCTCCGGATTAACTGCTTTATGCTTGCTTGCCGCATTCAATAAAGCGCCATCAATCTGGACACGCTGTAATTCATTTTGAAGTTGAGTAATACGGCTATCCGCTTCACTCTTTTGCTTTTGTAGTAATTCCTCAAACTGATTCTTTTTCATCATCTCTGCTTCTCGTGCTTGCTCTTGCTGTGATTTCAGAGTCTGATATTCCTCAATATCAATGCCTTCAAATTTACGCTCTACCTGCTTTAGGCGGTTAGCAATAATTCTGTCAACATCTTCCTGAGTAAATGTTTTTGTTTCCTGGTCTGTTAAGTTACCTGTTTCCACAGCGGCACCAGTAGCCTCTGTCACAGTATTATCGATGTTTGTATTATCGTCCATCTTAAACGTCTCCCTCGAAGGTTAGTTAAACTTTGGGGGTTTATCTTAAACCGGTTTAACTGTATGTTATTTATACAGTGCCTTCCCCGGGCACTGTTACGCCCATTGAGGCGTGGTCTTCCTTGATTTCATCCAGGATTGGTTGTAAATCCTCTTCCTCAGTAATGAGCAAGCGGGCAATCTCATCGTGGATGTAATGTTGGAAACTGTTATGTGGCACTAATTCAAGTGCCTT